ATCGTGTTCTTGATATCATTCAGGCTCTTCTCATAGACTCGGAATTCACTCCGGTCGGCCAGTTTTTCTAAGATGTCGGCGTCAAGGAATATATCTGGCGCCACAAAACCATGAGAGTTGAGAAGGCGCGCAGCAAACGGAAGAGGCTTTTGACTGCCGCTAGGATACTCCACTGATTTGATATCAGTGAGAGCACGAGCTTTTAGCTGGAAGTCATCAAAGTAACTCGCCATGATCTGAGTAAGATAGCGTGCATTGTTTTGACCTTCTTCATCTTCTTCTCGAATCCACTGCGGGATCGAATTATAGATGTTAGCTGCGTTGCCGGCATCATAATCGGAACCGGAGATTTCCAGAGAAGACGACAGAGCAACAACTGCAGGATGAAAGTTATAGATGATCGGGTCTTTATATTCTTTAATGGCTGCAGCTGAGATAACAATGGCAGATCCAGTGTTTCGCGACGAAGGAGTATATCCGGTCCAAGTGCCGTTGGTGATTCGGCCCGAATAATCTAAAACTGTTCGATCAGTGCGTGTGACACCTGTAATTCCTTCGTTGAACTTGAAGTAAACTCCGAGCAGAGTGTTTACGTCTCCGACGGTATCTACAAAAGGCTCAGGGTCGGTATTGGTACCGCCCCCTACTTGTGTAAACCAATAACGACCGATGCCCTTAGAGCTTCGTTGGGTTTTCCAATATCTAAATTCGTCAAGAGAAGCAGATAATTTACCGCCGTGAGGGAGGCCGGGGGTACTAGGCGCCACCACATAGCCTCCATGAGGGGCTGCCACTAGGGCACCTATATAAGCACGAAGTGCGCCTGTGACCTCGTTGATTCCTTCTGTTCCGTATGTACCCTCATTATTCAGATTACCGTCCACATAGAAGCGGGTATGAATGCCGGTCGAAGCTGACATAAAGGTGAAACCATAATGGTGCCACAGTCCATCTGCAACAGAAGCCGTAGTAAAACTAGATGTGGCGACACTTTGAGCATATATGCCGCTAGCGCCTGAAAGGAGGGTAACATTGAAGGGGTTAGCTCCCCCAGCTGCGTTGCCAGAGAGTTCAATACGCAGGCGCCCATAGCCTGTTGAGGAACTAAGGGCGCCGTTCCACATATCAAAGATAACTTCTTTATCAGTAAGACTCGTAATAAACTCGTCCTTCTTCAGCCAAAACTCAACACTAACTCCCTTATCGGCAATGTCGTATTTGAGGTTGCTCTCACGGTTTTTGGCTGGTTCGTAATAGTTGGACCCGGTGAACTTCGTAGCATAGGGAGTAAAGCCGGTATCATTAGCGTGCGGGCCCCCATAGAAATGAATATATTCGGGCAACGAGGAGGAGCCATAGCCGTCAGCCATGTTTCCGGTTCCCCATCCCTCAGCTGAGAAAATAATATAGCCATTGGTGCGGGGGTAGAGATTCTCGTAGATATACAAATCAATATCTAAGGATTCATTCTCCCATTCTAATCTTTCTTGGCGCGAACCATCATAGGGAAAAGAGCCATAAATTCGTTTGAGGGCTCCATCATAATATTCTGATGCTAATCCATAGCGAGCAAAATTCTCTGGTTTAGAGAAGTCGACCCGCGGGATCATTCTCTGTTCAAGTTTGATGTCCTGTTCGTGGTATCCGACGGATTCCACTTCGCCACCGATCTGTTTTCCGGTGAGCCCAGAAACAGAGTTAACTCGTTCGGCTATTGCGAAATAGTTTTTGAGCGACATATATTAACTATTCTTCAACTCGAAATTTGAACGTTTCCGGTTGTTCCATCCAGCTTCCTATACTATCATTATAATAGGCAAATTTAATACCATACATATAACCTCGCTCTAAAAGGGAGATATCAAGATCAAAATAGTTGCCGCTCACATCATAGGAAAGATAAGTACAATTTTTATCGTTGCTCCCTGTTCCGAAAGCAACTACAGTCATATTATCCACCACGCGGTAGACGGAATAAGATGCACTGTTAATAATTTCAGTGGGATTGTTCGCAGTCGCTTTCACATAGATCGTGGGATTCCAATACTTATTTCTCACAAAAGTACGAAAACGGGCTGTTTCTTTTACGCTATAACTACTGCGCAAATTGCGAACATTGGTGGTGTAGTTGAAGGTAGGGGCGCTCCCATACTTGGGCATCGCATTGGGGTACAGAGAACCGGTGAAAAATTCTACATTATCCGACCTGCGCCAAACATCGCTAATTCCTTCGAAAGGACTTGCGCCGGCGGTCAACGAGACACTGCATGAATATATTCCCGTACTCACATAGGTGCCTGTAGCATTCGTACTCAGTACCGTAGTAACCCCACCTCCAAGCGGGAGGCGTATGGCAGAACCGGTGGGCGTACCCGTCGCAGAGCTAGAATAAAAGGAGCAGGTTAGGTTGGCGGCATTTCCAGTTGTACCAATCCCCGGTAGATTGACCAGGCGCCCTCGCACATAATTATACAGATAGAGAGTATTAAGATTATCAGCCGCAGGGGCAAATGAGCTAGAGAAATAGAACTGTCCGCGCTCGTCCTTTACAGTGGAGTCCCAGCGAGCTTCGATGGTGGGTCGCTTGAAAAAGAACTCAGTCGATCGAGCAAAGAATTTCTTAGTATAATAGGTTTGGGTAGAGCCTGTGCGGTTATTAATGAGACTTCCGGAGTCGGCGTCGCCTGAACCGGAGTAATAAGCCTCTTGACTAGATGTTAGGTGTATCCCTACACCGAAATTATCGATGCCGCCGGCGCCAGTGCCAGCAATCCATTGCTCGACTAAACCGCTAATGTCGAGTTCAATGTCTTCCCATCCGAGTGGGAAAGTAACGGTGTACATATTTCCTGGCGTGGCGATGTTATAATCTCCACCAACACTGGTCCACCCGGTGCTAGTACTTGCCGACATCCAGTTTGCATAGCCCAGATCATCATAGTTGTCCATATCAAGGCCAGAGCCCTCTTGCCATTGTGTAGTCACCGGCAACACATTGAGTTTAAAGTCTTGAGGGAGCGTCCAGGGAGTTTGTGCGTTGTACATACGCAGAAAGAAGGAAACATTCCCCGATGTGGGGAGCGTGCCCGCGGTGCGGGCGGCAGATATATCCGCAACTGGAAACTGAATGAGAGTGCGAGACAACTCCTGTGATGAACCACCCACAGACGACGATAGTTGGCCAGCGATCGAAAAGATCTCTACCGAGTCGGCATAACCCATATTAGAGCCGGTTCCCCGGAGGACCAGGTCCTCTTTGAACGCATTAGTAATAGTAGTATCAGCGCTCGCCGTAAATCGAAAAATGGCCATTTATTTTATACTCCCCATAATATCAACATTAGGAAACTTCAATTCAAAGATCGTATTCTCCTGTGCGAGTATTTGTCGTGCATCCCGAGACATCGCCCTTTCAGGATCAAAATCGCTTTGAGAGTACACACCTCCATTTTTAGATACGATTTCTACATTCACCACATCCACAATACCCTCTACCTTGTTCAATTGTCGATAGATATCGTTGAGCATGATTGGTTCGCCAATCTCAAATCGATTACGGAAGAGGTGCTGGCGAATATTCTTATTGGCTTCATTGAGAACCGTAAACCGACTACTATTCAGATCAATGGTAATCGAATACTTTATTCCAAAATTGATAATCTTCGCATCCAGAATATCAATTGTATCATTGATCATCTTGTAATTGATGATCCAGTTTTTGAGATTATCTTTAAGAGTTTGATTAGCAGTGACGAGTTTTCCTGATGTGTCCTCAGAGATAACATAGAGATTCAAATTCCTCTTGAATGCATCAAAGTCGCGCACCACATTTACTGCGCGGACGGCTCCAAATTTAGCAGGAAGCGCATAACACATAGCGCGATAATCCTGCGGAGTAACTGCACGGTGCTGAGTGGCGAAGTATCCAAAAACTCTTTGCTTGATGTCGTCTGCACTGGGTAGGCTAACGCTTCCTACGAAGGGGGCCTCGTTGGTGACCTCGATGGAGTTGAGGACTGTTGCTCGGGCGGAAGTCGACAGAGATCCTTGTGCTGCAAACTTCCCAATAGGATTGGCGACAGTCACGATGGTGTTGGCCCCGGCGTTAACATCTTGAGTACTATTGATCCGATAGCCAATACGCAATGTAGTGTCAGCCGGAGCTATTCCAAATTTATCACTCGAAATCAGTTTAGTAGGATCAAATCCAGCATCAGTAATGTAATTGCGGCCATTTAGTTCCAGCATGAGATTGCTTGGATTCACTACGCTCTCACTGGAAAGTTCCGAATCCGATCCATATCCAAACTGTAACCACGTTTTGCTTCCGTCGGATTCCACCACAAAGCGTCGAGGCACAGGGACGGCGCGTAAAATATTAGGCACTGTTCCTTGAGTCGAAGTGGTGTTGCGAATGGCTTTAAAGATGATGTTTTGCGACAGATTGTCCACTTCAAAATAGGGGTGACCCTGCGAGTCCAATACGCTCAGGACTTCAGATACATTATCATTTTCTAACTGAACCTTACGGAAACGTTCAAACTCGTCGAGTTCGACACTCTGGAACGCCATGCGGCCAGAGACTGCTCGGCCCTGGGCACGAATAACATAGCTAGTCGGGAGGCCTGTGGTAGTATTGACTGTACCCACCACTACCTGATTGGTACTGGTGGCAAACACTACATCCTGTAAGAGAGAATACATACCTCCGCCTGTAGAGGAGAAAGTAGACCCTGCGCGCAACGTGGGAGCAAGATCCAGATTGGGTCCGGGTCCCGTAGTGGCTGCCGGGACCTTTATATAGAAAGTAAGAATACCATAGGATGAAGGGTTGCGATCAATCTTATACCCCAGCTGACGGGCTAGCTTAATGACATTATTATATTCAACTGCGGTCTCTAAGAAGCTTTCATTTGCTTGGTAATCCAAATAGAAGGAAAGAATGTCGCCAACATATGCGACTGTATCCAGCATGAGAGAACCAAAAGACGCCTCATTGAAGTCTTTATAGGTGTCCGCGTAATACCGCTTCGCGAAGTTTTCGAGATCGCGACGAATCGAATCAAAGTCGCGACTCGTGTAATCAATTGGTTGTAGTCTTTTTGCCATACTCTAAGGTCCTGTAATAATTAGTTGTTGTTCACCGGAATCAATACACTAGTTGAAATTTGAAGAGGAATAATTGTATACTGTATGGTGATAGAAACTGTGTGGGGATAAAGATCGGGATTATTTTCAACATAGTTGTACACAATATCATCTATCCTAAGAAACTTCATGTACGTACCGACCTGGGAAAAGATGCGCTCTGATATCTGGTTATACACCGATGGATCATTAGCTTCAAAAAAGAATCTACGAATACCCACACCAAACTGCGGGTTCATTATTCGTTCGCCCGGGTTAGTCAGTAACAGCATCTTGAGATTCTGTGTAGCTACTGTCTCTTATACACATCTGACGC